AGAATCAGGGTATAGCTTGGAAGTTGTTAGCGGATCGGATGTTGCCTGTTAGTGGGTTTGAGAAGTTAGGTGGTAAGAGTGCGATTCAGATCAATATAAACACTTTAGAGACACCTCAAGTTATTGAGGGGGAAACCTTTGAACAAACTGAAGAGGATGTTGAAGCGCCATGAGGGAAAGCGTCATTTTGCATATCGATGTAGTGAAGGAAAGCTCACGATTGGAGTTGGAAGAAATATTGATGAGGATGGGGGAATCGGTTTGTCAGAGGAAGAAATCGATTATTTGCTCGATGCTGATGTTGTTCGCTGTTTGCGAGAATTATCTGTGTTTGAGTGGTTTAGCGAACTTGATGAAGTTAGGCAAGACGCGATGGTTTCTCTCTGTCTGAATTTAGGGTTGACCTCCCTGCGAGGTTTTAAAAAAGCACTTCAGGCCATGAAATACAATTTATATGAGGAAGCTGCTACTGAGTTCCTAGATTCAAGATGGGCTTCTCAAGTTGGTTACAGGGCTAATGAGTTAGCTGAAATGATTAGAACGGGTGATTACCCGGAGGAATAACCATGCCAAAGGTAGGATCAAAGCATTATGCGTATACCCCTAAAGGTCGTGCTGCGGCTAGAAGCCAAGCGCGTAAAACGGGGCAGAAAGTAACAAACACTAAAAGGACTGGAGCTAGACGGCGCTAGTGGATTTTGATGTCTCACTACTTCCCTGGCAGCAAGAAGTCTGGAACAGCAAGGCTCGATTTCGTGTTGTTGCTGCTGGCAGAAGAACGGGTAAATCACGTTTGGCTGCGTATATGTTGTTGGTCAAAGGTTTACAGGTTACAGATGGGGAGATTTTTTATGTAGCTCCGACTCAGGGCCAAGCCAGAGACATAATGTGGAATACGTTGATGGAGTTGGGGCAGTCTGTAATTCAGTCGGCTCATATCAACAATATGCAGATCAAGTTAGTTAACGGAACTCAGATCAGCTTGAAGGGATCTGACAGGCCCGAAACGCTTCGGGGAGCAAAGATAGCTTTCGTTGCTGTGGATGAGTATGCAGATATGCGTGAGGCAGTATGGGAGCTTGTCCTGCGTCCTGCCCTTACTGATTTAGCGCCTAACTCATCAGCGTTATTCATAGGAACGCCAACAGGAAGGAATCATTTTTATGATTTGTATAAAAAAGCAATGGACGCAGATGATCATGAGGCATTTCATTTCACCAGTTACGACAACACAGTATTAAGTAAGACGGAAATCGATGCAGCAAAAAAATCAATGTCGAGCTTCGGGTTTCGCCAGGAATATATGGCAAGTTTTGAAGCGCGTGGCTCAGAAATGTTTAAGGAAGATTGGGTCAAATTCGAGAAGAAGGAACCGACCGTTGGCGATTACTACATCAGCATTGACCTGGCTGGATTTGCAGATGTTGGGCAAAGCCACCGGAAAAAGAAAAAGCATCTGGACAATACAGCCATCGCAGTCGTTAAGGTCAACGAAGAAGGTTGGTGGGTCAAAGACATAATTGCTGGTCGTTGGGATTTGAACGAAACGGCCATGAAGATATTCCAGGCAGTGAGGGACTATGAGCCAATCTCTGTTGGTATTGAGAGGGGCATAGCTAAACAGGCAGTGATGTCACCGCTGATGGACCTGATGAGGCAGAATTCAAGATATTTTAGAGTTGAAGAATTAACGCATGGAAATAAGAACAAAACAGACCGGGTGATGTGGGCCTTACAAGGTCGGTTCGAGAATGGGATTATCAAATTAAACAAGGGTTCGTGGAATGAAACATTTCTTGATGAGCTTTATCAATTCCCCGATCCACTAACGCACGATGATACGGTTGATGCGTTAGCTTATATAGATCAAATGGCGACTGTGCCTTACGCGCAGGATTTTGAGCAAGACAATTACGAATTCATAGATTCGGTGGCGGGTTACTAATATGGCTAAAAATGATGATGTAGAGTTAAGGCTTTTCGAGGATGCTGGTTTGAGTTCCTGGGTGATGACTCAGCTCAGTGGTTGGCGTAATCATTATGAGCAGAATTATGAAAATACCTTCAAGGAATATTATCGAATCTGGCGGGGTGTTTACGATCCTAATGATAAAACCAGAGCCAGCGAGAGAAGCAAGATAATCTCCCCTGCGACTTCCCAGGCTATTGAATCAAGTGTTGCAGAAATTGAAGAAGCGACTTTTGGCCGTGGTAGGTTTTTTGATATTCGTGATGATATTGAAATCCCGAATCCTCCTGAAAATATGACCGAAGAACAGGCGATGATGTTCCAGGCACAAATGCAGGAAAAGCAAGTCGATAAGATGAATATCAAATATCTTAGAGATAAGCTCACCGAAGATTTTCAGAAACAAAAAATCAGGATGGATATTGGGGAGGTTTTACTTAACGCAGCTATTTTTGGAACAGGGATAGCCGAAGTGGTTCTTGATTTAGAGAATGAAAAAAAACCAACCACCCGGTCAATGGGCGGGATGATGGCTCAAGGAACTTCAGAAGAAGAAAGAACGGTTGTTAAGTTAAAAGCGGTTTTGCCTCAAAACTTCTTAATCCAGCCAGAAGCTACCGATATTCAATCAAGTCTTGGCGTGGCTATTGATGAGGATGTTTCTCCTCACTCAATTAAACTCTTGCAGGAAAAGGGTTTTTATAAAGATGTCACCATTGAAAGCTCTGGAACCACCACCACCGATATTCTTGAAGCTGACCCCACATTAGTCGATCAGCCCGATCATGTTGTAAGACTGACTAAATACTATGGACTTGTCCCACGCCACTTGCTTGATGAATTTGAAACAGAAGGAACAATGTCAGAGCTTGAAGAGGCTATTCAGGAGGTATCTGTTGAGGAAGGTGGAACATCAGTTACCGAGGTGGATGTTGAAGTTATTGATCTGCCTGATGATGATCTTCCTGATTCTGACGATGGACCTTATTACGTTGAGGCTTGTATTGTCATAGCCAACGGCAGCACTGTCTTAAAAGCCATTGAAAATCCCTATATGTTGGGCGATAGACCAGTTATTGCCTTCCCCTGGGACGTTGTACCGTCAAGATTTTGGGGTAGGGGTGTTACTGAAAAGGCTTATCACTCGCAAAAAGCCCTGGATACTGAGCTTAGAGCCAGAATTGATGCTTTAGCCTTAACGAATGCCCCTATGATGGCTATGGATTCCACCAGAATCCCCAGAGGATCGCAGCCAGAAGTCAGGCCGGGGAAGATAATTCTAACAAATGGCAATCCTTCCGAGGTTTTACAGCCATTTAACTTCGGTCAAGTCTCTCAAATCACGTTTGCACAAGCTCAATCATTACAACAGATGGTTCAACAGGCCACTGGAGCTGTCGATTCGGCTATGCCAGGGAATCTAAACGATACTGCTGCCTCTACGCTCTCGATGGGGCTATCTGCCATCATAAAGCGTCAAAAACGCACTCTGGTGAACTTTCAACAGAGCTTTTTGATACCTTTCGTGAAAATGGCAGCTTGTAGGTATATGCAATACGACCCGGAGAATTATCCGGTGGAAGATTTCGTTTTTACCGTCACATCTAGTCTTGGAATTCTTCAAAGAGAGTATGAAGTCACGCAATTGGTTCAGTTATTACAAACCATGCCCCAGGACAATCCTCTTTACCCTGCGTTAATTAAGTCAATTATTGACAATATGGCTCTTTCAAACCGTGAAGAACTTGATGCAATGATCGACCAATCTATGCAGCCCGATCCACAGCAGCAGCAAATGGAACAGGTCAACGCTCAGACTCAGCTTGAGTTTACGCAGGGACAAACCGCTGCATTGGTCGGCCAGGCAACTGAGTCACAAGCCAGAGCTAAGAAGATTGAGGCTGAGACTGTTGCCGTCCCAATTAAGCTCGAAAGTGACCGAATTGAGGCCATTGCCGACCTTACACGCTCCGAAGGTGATTTGGATAAGGATGATAAGTTAAAGCTGAAAATTGCTGAAACTGCAATCAAAGAGAAAAAGGTCGGAATTGAAGAAACCAAGATCAGTATGAGCCGATAACATTAGTTAAATGATGATGCTTTACGAATATTAATATGGGTGTTACGGTGAAAATAATATGAGTCTGTCCGTTGAAGATGAAAAATATTGTGAAGCAATGTTTGAAATGTTTACGACAGATGGCTGGAAGTTCCTTTTAGATCAACTTGAGGAAAATCGAGTCAACATAAATTCAGTGCAATGGACGAAAGACAACGATGATTTGCGCTTCCGCAAGGGGCAGCTGGATGTCATCGCCTTAGTCACTTCACTGAGGGATCAGGTTGAAAGTTTGTATGACCAGAAAGATTTATGATTTCGGATGTCCTAATGGGCATATCGAAGAGATGTTCATAGACGATTCCGTGATGCAAATTGATTGCCCCGACTGTCGGCAATTATCAACTCGATTAGTTTCTTATGCAGGGCCAGTGCTTGAAGTAATTAGCGGCGACTTCCCAGGAGCCACGATGAAATGGGCAAGAGGTAGGCAGAAGAAAATAAAGGCAGAACGCAGAGAAATCGAACTCCACGGTCCTGCGGATTAATTTTAAGCCCTTTTGGACAACTTAATTAGGAGAAAATAATGGCAAAGGCAGAAGCAGCCGAGCAGCCTGAATACGACCCAATTGATGCGCTGGAAACTCCAACGCAGGAAGAGGGGCAACCAGAGGCGATAAATAGCACTTATGGCGCGAAGAGCCGTGATGATTTAGAGAAAATGCTGGACGATCAGAAGTCTATGATCGGAAGGCAATCTAATGAAGTCGCTGATGTTCGACGCGAAATAGAAGCTATGAAAGGCGCTAAAAGTTACGTTGACAGCCAACTGCAAGTTGAACAACCCAAAGCCAAAGAGATTGATTATTTCGGTGACCCGGCTAGTGCTATTAAACAAAGTATTGAGGATCATCCAGTATTAAAGCAGCAGCAAGAGGAACTGTCTCGAATGAGGGCTGAAGGTGCGGCCCGTGAAATTGAGGCCAGACATCCAGACGCTTCTGCTTTGTTAAATACGGATGATTTTAAAAACTATATTGCACAGTCGCCAAGTCGCACCGTGAGCTATTCCGCTGGCATGAAGTCTATGGATGTTGGAATTATGGATGAACTTTTATCGGCTTATAAGTCGATAAACCAGCCAACACCGGAGGTTGAAGCATTGAAGAATCAAGATCGTAAAGCCCAGGTTAGAAAAGCAGCAACGGGCAACGCTCAAGGTTCTTCAGAAACTTCTGCCGGTAAAACCATCTCACGCGATGACATAGTTAATCTCAAAATGAATGATCCAGACCGCTATCGGCGTTTATATCCTCAAATCGAGAAGATGTATCGAGAGGGTCGGGTCAAGTAATTTATTTTCTTATTTTGAGGTGATTCATCATGGCAACATCCGTATATCCCGCTCAAGGCGGGGCAAGTAATGTAACAACTCAGGCCACGTTCATTCCAGAACTTTGGTCCGATCAGGTCCGAGCTGCATTTATGGCGCGGATCGTAATGGCTGGCATTGTTAAGCAAATGCCAATGACCGGGAAGAAGGGCGATACAATTAATGTACCCGCTCCTGGCCGTGGCAGTTCAGTAGCTAAAGCTGCTGGCACAGCCGTCACAATTCAGAATGATACTGCTGCAAACGTAGCAATCGTCATTGATCAACATTGGGAATATTCTCGTTTGTTAGAGGATATTGCAGCAATGCAAGAACTAGCTTCCGCTCAGGAATTTTACACTGATGACTGTGGCTATTCTCTATCGAAGGTTGTAGATACCAACTTACATGACTTAGGCAAAAGCCTGGGTGATGGTGGCGGTACGACCTTTGTAAATTCAGCGTCTTTTTACGTTGATGTTTCCGGTGGTTTAACCGTTTACGCCCATGACCAGGTTGTTGTTGGCGATTTGCTTACTGATGCAGGATTCCGCGCTTTGATTGTGAAGCAGGATGATGCAGATGTGCCTTTCGATAAGCGGTATTTCGTAATTCCGCCAAGCGCCAGATCAACCATGATGGGTATTGACCGTTATGTAAGCTCCGACTTTGTAAATGGTCGTGGTGTCGATAACGGCAAGATCGGTAACATTTATGGTATCGATATTATGGTTAGCACTAACTGTCCTGTCACTGAAACCGCTGCTCAAAACTCAGCCGGTGGTGAATTGAAGGCAGCTATGCTTCTGCATGAATCTTCCCTCGTTCTTTCTATGCAACAAGACGTTAGGGTTCAGACTCAGTACAAGCAAGAGTGGTTGGCTGACTTACTCACAGGCGATGTGGTATTTGGATCTGTTGCATACCGCCCAGATTCAGCATTCAACCTTATAGTAAATGCATAAAACTCCCTTGAGTTTTGGGGGGTATTCATTTACCCCCCTTTTTTTTATAACTAGGGGGATCTATGCCTACGATAGTCACCAAGAATTCCAGTACCGCAACTGACGTTCCTACTAGCTCCGACCTGGTTCAGGGCGAACTTGCAGTCAATGTAGCCGATAAAAGACTCTTCACCGAGAATGCTTCTGCGACTGTTGTTGAACTCGGAATTAATCCTACTTCGCTCACCACAGGCGTTCTAGCTGCTACTTCGGTCACTTCAAGCGGAGCGGTGCAAGGCACTGTTGTTACAGCGACTACAAATTTCGCTGGAAATATTACAGGAGATTTAACCGGAAATTCCGCAGGAACTCACACAGGTGCAGTTACCGGGAATGTTGCGGGTAATATCACCGGATCAGGCAGTTCCAGCCTTACAACTCTAGCAACAACGAATTTAACCGCTGGCGGGTTAGCTTATCCCACAGCAGATGGGGCGGCTTTGACTGTTCTGAGTACGGACGGGTCAGGTACGCTAGATTTTATTTCAGTTTCCGGTGTTTATGATCTTGCAACTGAAGCTGAAGCTGAAGCTGGAACAGAAACGGGCGGGAAA